GGGAGCGGGCTTAGGAGCAGGCTTAGGAGCAGGCTTAGGAGCAGGCTTTGGGGCGGGCTTGGGGGCGGGCTCTGTTGACAGTTCATCGGTTATCTGAATTTGCGTTTCTTCATCGTCCCCTACTTCCTCCTCGTAAATAACATCGTCCTCTTCTTCGGCGTCTACCGTTTCGTGGCATGCTTTTTCTATGAATAGACTCAAATTGCTCAGCAAATCTCCAACATCTGCGGACACGACATTTGTATAGTCCACCGCAATATACTTTGATACATTCACGAGATATTCTACTAAGTTTTGAATAGTCATAGTGTCAAAATGTTGAGGGAAGTTCAATTTGTTAAAGACCACCCTGTTCGCGACCTCTTTGGACACACTCAAGAAACGACTCGTCGCGATCACGTCATTACTTCCGATAGCAGCTCTTAATTCCGTCTTAAACGACTGTAATAATACGCATTTGATGGACATCCTTTATATAATCAAATATATTTTTTACCTGATTTTTAAGTACAAAACATATCGTCAAACAAATCATTTAATAAAACATTTGTAAAAATCACAGAAAATGGGCTATATTTACATACTCACATCGCCAAATGGAAAGTCGTATATCGGTCAGACGGCTCGTCTCATAAAAACACGTCTCGAAGAACACCGAACAGGACAAAGCAATGGGTGTCGGGCGATTTATAACGCCATCAAAAAGCATGGTTGGGAAAATTTCGAAAAGGATTGGTACGAATGTCCTGACGAAGACTTGAATAAACACGAGGAGCTTATGGTAGAAGTTCTTGGAACGCTGGCACCGGGTGGGTACAATCTCCGCAAAGGCGGTGGAAGTCATGGGGAGATGAGCGAGGAATCCAAACAAAAGATGAGCGAAGCACAAAGAGGCGAGAAACACCCTATGTGTGGGAAAACATTGAGCGACGGCCACAAACAAAAAATCGGCGAAGCACAAAGAGGCGAGAAACATCATATGTGGGGGAAATCTCACAGAGAGGAATCTAGAGAAAAGATGAGCGAAGCAAAAAAAGGCGAGAAACATCCTATGTATGGGAAAACGCATAATGAAGAAACCAGGGGAAAGATGAGCGAAGCAAACATCGGAAAAATAGTGAGTGAAGAAACCAAACAAAAGATTAGCGAAGCACTATGCGGCGAGAAACATCACAAATCTAAAAGAGTATATCAGTATGCTCTCGACGGCACATTTATCAGCTCATTCGGGTCGACAGAAGAAGCGGGTAGGTATATAAAAAAAGCTGGTACATGTATAAGAGCATGTGCTCGTGGTAAATACAATACCGCGTATGGTTTCAAATGGTCATACGAAAATAGTATGTAATCATATTTACCTGATTTTTAAGTATAACCGCAATCTCTTGTTCGGAGGTTGAGAAATTTTCAGAGTCCAAGTTGCTCCAGCTCCAGGGTTGAACATCATCACGTTGTCCCCAGAGATCGCTTTAACAATGCCTCCGAGACGGAATTGGGTAGATATGACCCTCCCCGTTTTATCAACGGTATCGATCGCGTATCTTATACGTTTCCCCGTTGCGGCTGGCAAGTTCATCGGGGATATTTGTACGAACCCCACGAGATATTGACGAAACGTCGCCTCCGTGAGATGTTTTTGCACCCCGCTTCCAAAATTAAGCGGCATCGGTGGCGGAGGTGGCAGAGGCATTGGAAGAGGTACTAGTCGTGGAACTGTTTTTGGCGCGGGTTTGGTTCTCGTAAACTTTACGACCGCCTGCGAACTTTTTGATTTATTTTTGCTAATAACCAACATTTACTATACTCATTTATTATTTTCATCATATTGACAAGCTAGAGCATTTAACAATTAAAAATTATGTATATCGTATATTATGATTGTCCATGCTTCAATACGTCCAGATGTCATCCGTTTGTCGACTCGTGGGGTAAAGATTGCGAAGTATGTCATCAGAACGTATGAGAACGTTAAGAAAATTCAGCGAGGTGGTGAGATTGGAAGGATCGCTGCGGACGAGTTCGTCCAGGACACGTCGGAGATCGGACCCATAGCCGTCAAAATGAGTCAGTTCCTTTCTGCACGCGGTGACGTTCTAGATGAAAACACCATGCGGGTGGTAGAGAGATTCCAAAACGAGGTTATCGTAGATAATGAAGTCCTGCCTGATTTCACTTTTTACGAGTTTGATAAAATTCCGATCGCTTCCGCGTCTATTGCTTCGGTGTACAAAGGAAAACGGAAGACTGACAACAGCGATGTGGTATTGAAACGCGTTCGTCCTGGAGTTAAAGAGCGTATCAGCGAGGATCTTCCACTTTTTATCATTGTTCTCGGGATTGCCAAGTTTTTCGGGGTCCAAGGTGCAGAGAATATTCTCGAAATTGTACGAGAGTGCAGGCCGATGATTCTAGGAGAGCTTGACCTACGTCAGGAGGCGAAAACCACGAACATGTTTAAGAAGAAATTTTCGTATCTAGACTGGTTGACAATCCCCGCAGTGTACGAAGCTGGCGAGACATACATGATCTCGGAATACGTTCCATCTAGGAAAATAACCGACGCGGTTCCAAACGGGTTTCTTGCCAAACGACTGTTCGAGCTCTACGTGCGGATGATTCTTGACATTGGTCTGGTGCATGCGGATCCACACGCTGGCAACATCGGCGTTCGGAGTGATGGTACATTTGTTCTGTATGATTTCGGCGCGGTGATTGACATTCGCGATATTAAGCCAAACATTTCCAGATGCATCAAGGCGATCGTGCTAGAGGATTCAGACGGAGTCATCAGGGCTTTGGAAGACTTAGACGTCATCAAGTCAGGAGCTTCTGCGGCCCGGTTGAAGCGTATCGTTCCAAAGCTCAAGAAGATCATGGAGTCCGACGACTTCAATGTCGAGCTTGGAAAGATACCGGAGTTTACATCAAACGACAATCGTATTTTCGAGCTAACCACAAAATACGTGTATTTGATCAGATCTCTTACAATCGTAGAAGGCATCGTTTCGTATCACGACCCTAAGTTTTCTCTGAAGAAATACATCAAGAAGTTCGATGATTTGCTCGAGGTTGACATTCCGTTCACGAACGTTATCCAGGAAATCGCGGGAGACTTCATGGCGTCGCCATCGAGCCTGAAAAACTTGAACGAGCTTTTGTTCACAATGAAATCCGAGATGGATGATGGAATGGTAGAATCTAAGAAGTTTATGAAATTTGCCTTCATCACGATCGTGATCCTTGAAATTCTCAAAATGGTCTAAATGATCATTGTAACATAGTGTACATTAACGACGGCGTCTAACCATACGTGATGATATTGGGACTTTGGGCCTAGCCTGTGGTACAGGTTGATTGAGTCTCACCGACCTGGTACCCGCATTCGTAACAGCCCGACGAATAATATTTCTACCAAGGAGAAGTTTGTTTTTCCCGGAGACGGTCCCGAGACGTTGTAACATCCTAGTTTTATACTTCACTAAATCTGATCGAACATAGTAATGAACCCTGTTTCCCATTATGCTATTAAATCTCACGGAGTTCGGTTGAGGAGGAGTAAATTGGACGTCGCATACTTTACTGGTTATGTAAAAACTTCTCCGATCGGTATCCCACTTGAAAGGCATGAGAGGACATGGTCTGTCAACACGTTTTATATTACTTGTATTTTTATTGTTGGTATTTGATTTGGCGGCATCTTTGGTCTTCTTCATCCATCCCGAATAAATAAAACGGTTACCGTTACACGTAACTCCTGCGATTGAATGACTACCCACCTTTAACATACCCTTTTTCCCCATAACTTGGTCTCCTTTATTCACGTTACTCAGTGTAACAGTGTCTAATATGTATCTACTCTTTCCAAATCTTATCTCCTGTGGAAGCGTTCTATAACTCCCGCCGAACGAATAATACCCTGGTTTGGGTACTGTAGTTTTTTTCTTCCAATCATTGCTGTATCCTATATTGACAGAAATGATAGGCGGATTCGAGCCTACGATTTCTTGAACTTCTCTTCGAGATTTAACTTTGTACGAATATGTTGTCTTACCATTCTTGTTCATAGTGGTGGGCGTTCTAGAATGCTCGTTCGAGAGGAAGAGGCGAAAACTCCCGTCCGTAAATTTGATGGCATCCAGCGAAACAGATGTTATTCCGAAGAAATGCAACAACTTTCTGGCATACAATCTGGGGGTATACCCGGATTTCCACCCATCTTTGATCTCATAAGTACCTCTGCTCGTGAGACGAACCGATCTATATTCGAAAAGGATTGGGTCTGCTTTGTGCAGAAGATACAAGATCTTCTCAGGCGTCGTAGTCTTATAAAACCCCCCATCGCTTCCATCGGGACGTTTGTAGAGCCTGGCCATTTTATCGAATATATCAACCAGTTGGGTAGTATATTCGTTTCGGGGCATCGTAGACGCCCACTTCTTTCTGTACATTATAATAACGTCCCTCATGGCTTCTGAATAAAATACGCACATTAGGAGAGCGTTGAACCAACAGGTTCCAACATACTGGGGAATAATGATAGTTTTATCACACGGCAATAGTTGTTGCGGAGTTCCCGCGCTCATTTATTATAAGTATATAAATTAAATAAATTACATAAATACGTCCATATCATAAGACCATTTGAAACCATGCGAGGTTTTGCGTTTACCACGAGCACACCTGCGGATAAGTGACCCAGCTATTTTTAGTTGACGACTCGCTTCTTCCGTAGACCCAAATGACTCAATAAAGGTGCCATCTAGATCATACTTATATACCCTCTTCGATGCATAATTCTTTTCGCCACTTGTTGCTTCGCTCATCTTTTGTTTGCTCTCCTCGGTATGTAATTTCCCATATCTACCACTTCTCTCGCCACTGTTTGCTTCTCTGTTCTTTTGTTTGGATTCTTCGCTTTTTGGTTTCCCACGTTGTGCTTCACCGATCCTTCTTTTGGTTTCTTCACTCAACTTTCCATTACCACCACCTCCTTCGCGAAGATTGTATCCTCCCGGCGACAATGTTCCCATCTCCCTCACCATAAGATCTTCGTCAAAGTTTAAGTCTTCGTCGGGACATTCGTAATAGTCTTTTTCAAAGTTGTCCCATCCATACTTTTTGATAGCTCTATAGATCAACCGACATCTATTGTTTTTTCCTGTTTCATGTTCTTGTAATCTTATGTATATAGAACGAGTCGTTTGTCCAATGTAGATCTTTCCGTTTACTTTATTTTCGAGCATGTAAATATATCCCATCTTATAATTTTTATGAGTTATGTATTTTTAAGTTTATATAAGATTACAGTTTGTCAATACAAGCGTCCTCATATTGACAACCACGATGATTTAGTAAAAAAAATGTTTAGAGTAATCATATCAATCACAATGCTGGCAACTCTGCGAGTCCCTGTAACCATGGCCTCTAGCAACAAGAACAACAATGACTTCCAGAAACGTATCAAGAAGGATTCCAAGAAGATTTCTAAGGCATTCGACAAAATCAACAAGGAGAGCGAGGTTCGCAGAGAAGACCTCAGCAAGAACCTGAAGTCCTGGGTGGAAGAAATCGACAAGCTGGCCAAGAAGGATGTCAAGAAGATTCAAGAAATCTTCGAGGACAGTGACATCGAGGGTACCGTCGATATCGATGATGATGACTTTGAAACCGTCGACGACGTGGTGGTCTTCAAGCGCAACGATGTGTATTAAAATAAAATATTATGTATCATTATAACTCAATGGACGCCTTTTTCCTTACTAAAACATTAGAGCGCGAGACATATGTCAATGCCCAGCCCAAGATGAGTTTGTTGTCCGTGTTACAATTCATCATCTCTCTCACTATTTCCATATACGCCGCGTATCTCGCATGGTCCGCCGGCAGCTCCGACTCTGCATTTTTCAGAATATTCATGACGGTGGTAGCATTCATGTTCTCAACGTTATATATCATCGGCTATATCATTTTCAAAGGATTCAAAGCAATGTAAAATGTCATGAGAGTTGTTTGACAGTTGTGTCGCATTCCCTATCCTCCCAGATGCATTTAGGACAATCCTCTGTATGCAACCCATAGAATTGTTTACTCGAACACGGTGCCTCTACTTCCCAGTTCAAGTCTTCGGTTGCGATCTTCAGGAACTTCTTCCAACTTTTTTTCCAGTCGTCGGAATGAGATGTCTCCCCCGGATATTTAAATCTCGTGCCATGTGCAAGTTCGTGTGTAATGGACTTGTTCAAACTCCTCGCGCCACGCATGTTTCCAGAACCATCGCGAGATGCAACCCTCAGGGTCCCGGTGCTGTGATCAAACATCCCAGAAATATACGAGGTGGGAGTGCTGCCCTTTTTGAATGGAAGCAACTGCACGTCAGAAAATTTAGAAATCAGATTGTTGGTAAACTGTTCGTTGGGATAGTTTCTTTTCAGGTGCTTTATGAATATGTCAACTTGTTTATTAAGGAACCTGAGGGTTTTCTCGTCCTGATGAATATCTCCCATAGTCAAGTTAGACTGCGAGTCCAAATAACTATATATCATTTTATTTATCAGTTTTATTTTTTTTGTGTAAAAATCCGTATAAAATAACAATGCGAAGTTGTATAATTAAAGATGCCCTCCGTGTCTAGGACAAGAAGATACTCGTCGGCGTTCGTGAACGTTCGCGTGAGGACGGCGGATGATTATGGCTCCGAGTGTCCGATCTGCTTGCGCGACTGGTGCCCCGACGATGCGTGCAATCGGACTATGACGCAGACTAACTGTTGCTTTCAATTCATGTGCGCTGCTTGCGCCAACAAGATATCTATGATATGCAAGTGTGAAGAAGATTGCACAGCCGTCATTCTAATCTGTCCGTTTTGCCGGAACATCTCTAAAACCGCATCGTCCACGTTATTTGTTGGCACCAAGAGACCTTGTAAGAAATGCCGGGAAAATGATACGACTGCTCGCTGCGAAGAAGCCGAAGAATCTGAAGAAGCTGAAGAAGCTGAAGCCGAAGAAGCTGACGAAACAACTTAAATGACGCAAATAGTATACATGACAAATGTATTCAGTAGACATAGAAAATGCTAAACAAGATATCCCAGATATCCCAGAAAGTCCAATTAAGACAGATAAAATGATGCTCGAATTGATGACAGCAAGTACCAGGATGAGCACGTCGGAATGTCTGTCAGCTCAATCCAGAGTGAGGATGGTTCTCTTTGGCGCATGGATGTTTAATATCATATGTACCGTTCCTTTTTTCGTATATTCGATTATACATGATTCTCAGGCGGATTTAATCGGGCTCGGGATGGTCGTCATACCACTTTACATATCAAAGATAATAGAAAGTTTACACAGGGTGGGTGACAAAATAAACAAAGTGTATTCAGAATCCGAATATATTAAAATGCGTCTTGTAGAAATATTCGACGCGTGCGAGGCGAAATGTAAAAATTGCCCGAATGCTCAATTAAATCAAACGGTGGGTAAGCATATCGTTAATTTATCACGTGGTATTTTGGCCGATCTCACAACGTGTGATAAGGAAACTACAATAAAAAGTCTAATAATAAATTCTTTCACGTGGAAAACACCGCACTATACAAAGTATCTGGACAGATCTTTCGTAAATGATAAAACTGATATTATAAGAAAAATGCTAACGTGTTAATCATATCAACTTATTAAAATAATGTTACCATTATTATCATGTCATCATTGTCATTGTCATCGCCATCACCGTCGCCATCGTCGTCGCCAACTTTGAACGATACCATTAAAAATAATAGATCCGAAATAGAGAATATAATAACCAATTCTACGATGTTCGTGCGCGAAAAACAAACCGTAAGAGAATTATCACACAAGTTTTCCAGAGAGGTAGGAGGCGACGAAAAAGACTGGATAAAACAAAACAGAAATCTTTGTGGGTTTTTCGGGTCTCCTGAGAAAATCGTTCCTCGATATACAAAATTCAGAATACCGAACCCGCTGGTTGTGGAAGCAAACAGAATATATTTTAGTCCTCTCATACAGTCACAATAATTTTTATCGTAAATATGTTTTGATTATATTTTACAATACAATCAAAAATAATATAACCGCGTATCAGCAGTGTACGCACTTTCCACTGCAATAATTATATTTACACGCATCAACCCCACGCATGTCCCATTTGCCGTCGACAGCTAGTTTTCTAAAAGCTCCCAAGCGCCCTTCTCTCATTTTAGCTGTATTTCCCTCGGTGAAGTTATCGTTGCGAATGTTCAAGAATGAATTTAGCCAATTTGCACGATCATTTCCACGTGCATTTTTCATGAATGTGTCGGTACACTTAGAGCATCCTCCCAAGCCCTGATTGATGGTGCTGTCGAGTATCGCAGCAAGAATAAGCGGCTCTCTCTTGACATTGTCAGGAACGTACTTGTTCACGGCAGCCATCATTGGTTTTATATACATCTTCAGGTAATAATCCCATTGCGCTTCGTGAAAACGCTTGTTATTCGCATTGTCTCTTACCCAATTGCACAATGCCCTTTCGTCACTATAAGAATCGGTTCCATACCTTCCTCCTGCAAAGCTGGGCCCGCCTGCATTTCTAATGATTTCCTGAGGACCGTTGTATGCCGTGACAAACCCGGTCAATCCCATCGTGACGCCACGTTTATCTCTAATGTTTTCGCAATATGAATACACATTTTGTTTGTTCACCCTCTCCCACCAACGACTTTGGCTTTGTTCCGGGCCGTTTATAAGGTTCAATGTATTGGTAACTTGCTCGACGTCCATACCGAGGGTCCGCATCACCTGATCTGGTATTCCTTGTGGGTTATTTTGACTTGGTGCAGGCGCCGGCGGTCTGTCGGGGTTCAGGTCTACTAATTGACCCTTGGCGTCATACCCAGTATTACATCCAGTGTTATCATTTCTTGTGCACCGAAGTCCCGAGTTTGCGTCCCATCCCCAGTATGGATACTTACGTTCGAGGGCGGTGGGAGGTCTAGGAGGCTCGGGTTTTGGCACAGGCGCTGGTGGTCGGTCGGGGTTCAGGTCTACTAATTGTCCCTTTGCGTCATACCCAGTATTACAGCCGGTATTATCATTGTTCGTGCATCGAAGTCCCGCGTTTGCATTCCATCCCCAGTAGGGATACTTGCGTTCAAGCGCAGTCGGAGGCCTCGGGGCAGGAGGTTTTGGGGCAGGAGGCTTTGGAGCAGGGGGTTTTGGGGCAGGAGGTTGGGGTGTGGGAGTGGGGTTATTATCACATGGTCCGCGGTAGCATTGGTCTCCAAACTCGGTCCATCCGACCGGACAGATGCCACCGAACGGAGCACGGTATATCCTTTCGCAGACAGCTGGGGCTTCGTTCATTTGCTTTACCGCATTCTTCAGATCGTCCGCGTCGGCTCCTACGATTCTGTATAGTTCTGAAAGTTGTTTTATCGCAAGGTCCTGGTCGTCTGCAGTTGCAACTTTATTAATCGCAGCATCCCATATGGTTCGTATAGATGGTTTTGTTGCATCTGGTAACATAGGAGGAGCAATAGAAGGATTGCCGACGTCTGTTGCCAGTTTCATGGCGTCTGTCTGAAGAGATGCCTTGAACGCCCTCAATTCCGCGGCTTGTTTGTCGAGTTCGATCGTGGTGAAATTTAGAGCATCCACGGTTGTCTTGTTTGCAGCCTTGTTTCTGTCCTCTATTGCTTTGAGCTCTGCGACAGTTGCATCTCGTGCTGCGTCCGCGATATCTTTGTTATCGGTAGCGTTCTTCACATGGCTCAGTGAATTCGTAGCCTTGACCGCCACGGTAATGTTGTTCTTTAACTGTTCGAGTTCCTTTTGACTCTCCGCCAACTGCAGCATCAGTGCCTGCTGTTCTTCGTCGGTTCTCGCGTTCGATGTATCAACCGCAGTCTGTAAATCGTTTACGGCTTTTTGCTGTTTTTCGAGATTTTCAGCAAGGAGAGCTTCGTTTATCAAGCTTTTCGTATATGCGTCGCTCGCTCGTCTCTGTGACCTCTTTTTGATGAAAAACCACGTGAGACCACCTGCAGCTCCTAACGAAGCCAGTATGACTATTACGATCGTGACAATAATCCAAGTTTCCATATTACTTTATTATTATCACATATTATTTATTTATTTATTTTGTTTGATTACATATATGGATACCACGGCCGTTGATGCCATCGACGTATCTGTGAATAACATAAATGGAAATGAAAATTCAGGAGGGTTGTCGAGATGGGTAGTATATGCGATCATAGCAGTCGTGGCGGCCGTAATTATAACTGTAGCGGTCGTCTACACGCGGAAAAAAATCCAGGAGTCGAGAGAGGATGGAGGTATCATAAGGGATGTTGGAGAAGCAATCACGGACGACGTGGGTAAAAAGGTGGCGGATGATCTATTGGAAGTCGCAATTCGCGCACAGACAGAATCCGCACAACTTAACGCCGACATGGAAACCGCCAAACAATTATTCGCGTTGGGTCAGATGTCACAGGCTGATGTAGACAAAGCGGTATTGGCAGCGGAAGCTTCGAAAACGTCCGCGATACAAAAAAACGCAGAAGCCGCAAAGGCCCTCGAAGCATTTCGCAAGAAGGAACTCTCGATCGCTAATGCCACGGTATTAGAAGCGACCAAAAAGGCCACCGGACTGTCGCAAGAGTACGAAAAGGTCTCCGATGGCATCACGGAGAAAAAGATCCAGGAGGCGAACGCACTTCTGATAGAGCTGGTCAAAAAACGCCAGCAAGCGGAAAAGGATTACAACGACGCGTTGGGCACCAAGAACAAAGCAGAGGCTGCATTCTTGGAGAGCAAGAAAGCAAAAGCAGAAAACAAGCGCGGGATCATCGCTACCGTGAATAAAAAGATCGCCGATCTCAAGGATAAGATCCAACGTGCAAAAATAAATACACCCGCGCCACAACCACCTGCTCCTAAACCTCCTGCTCCTAACCCCCCAACGCCCAAGCCACCTGCTCCTAAACCTCCTGCTCCTAAACCTCCTGCGCCTAAACCTCCTGCGCCGAAACCACCTGCTCCTAGACCTAGCCCATCGGCTGGTTCAGTGATACTAATAGGCAAGGAAGTCAGAGTGAATTTGTCAAATAAAACTACCGCGGGAGGAGGACGGGGGATTTCGGAAAAGTGGCCTGTACCGTCTCAGTTCAAAAACGCTGTTAAAATGTCCTTCGATATAAACTTCCAACCAGGGTTCTCGTTCGTAAATAACACTACTTCCGAAGGGGGGAAGGTTGGTGGTTTACATGTTGGCAAAGGCGCTGCAAGTGGGTGCCGTCATACACCAGACGGGTCGAGTTTGAGGTTGGTATGGCAACGAGGGAACAATAAAAACAGAAAAGGATCTGGTGCGTCTGCATATACTTATCTGCCTACCGGGACTCGTGGGAAGCAACCGGCGTTTGTAGAAAAGCAAGGGTCTCCAAACTGCGGTCTACATTTGTTCCGTGATGATCTAGATCAGATTTTTTCAAATACAGGAAGCTGGTATAACGTGACTCTTGGAATTCAACTCAACGACGTCGGGCGTTCTAATGGAAAAATATTTTTCGAAATAAAAGGTCCAAAAAGCTTCCGTGCGGAAGAAAGTGGAATGATGTGGAGAACAAGTGCTTCTATGGACATACGCGAAGCTTCTATTTCAAGCTTTTTCGGTGGCGGAGGGCAAGAAAAAAACGTCAACCCTTCTACGTTTCTTATCAAGAATGTCATGCTAAGTCCATATTGACAAAACAACGTTAAATAGGTAGGCATTTTATTTATTACATTATTTAAAATGTCTACTCCCGTGGCACTAAATGCCGTATGGCGAGACATTACTTTAAACGTCACTCGAGAAATGATTACCATCGTTGAAAAATTCATCTCAATGGGTCACACAAGATCGTCTATCAAAATCTTTGTTGACGAGATGATATTTGCTGTGAAAATTAACAGAAACGGTGTCGTAAGATTTATATTTGGAGGAGATGATGTTTCCAAGGAGAGATTTATGGATGAATTGGATACATATATTTATTCCGCTAAAAATGTACACTACAAAGTGTGCAAACTACAGAAATTTACAAACTCACCCATCCAAGGGCTCGTGAAAGCAATCGCGACAGTGCTCGACGACCTCGAAACTGACGAACAAATAGTTACGGAAATTTGCAAAATTCAAACGTTCACGACGATGGAAATCGACAAGGTAGACTACTCGAACTTCAAGGGATACCATGTGTACAATTCTATTATTAACATCATAGACATTTACGATGATATCGGGGCCGTGAATAACGACCTGCTCATCCACATATTAGAGACACGCCCGGCGATGTTCGAAGACATGTTCAAGACTGTATCAAAAAAGAGAATAACGGATGAAATCAGACGAATTTTGAGAACGACCGAGTCCTCACAGCCATGCTCGGCACAAATCATAAGAACGAAGGGCAGGTGCGTCATGAATCTTGATACCCTCAGTACAGACCTTGTCAATTTTAAATTAACACTAGGGGCGATCGAAGACAGATATCGATACAATCATCTAAAAGACTATACATTCACAGAAGAAGTATTACAGACCGCATGGCACCCCTCTCGCTATCAGGACTGGTGTCTTGACGAGGAAGAAAGAAAACGATTTGAAACATATTGACACATCGGAGTATAATAATGTCCTATTTATACAATATTGTAAAAATGAAAATCTTTGAGCATCTACCCGAGGAGAAGATCATCAAGTATCTTGAGAGGTGTGTACCAGAGGATGAAATATATAACTGCGAGGACGAGGAAGGAAATGGATGGTTACACTTCTTTTCAGATAAAGAGTATTCAAATCTCCAGGATTATATTCTCAAGGAGTGGCCTGCCGTTGTTCACATGGAAAATGTTCACATGGAAACGCCCATCTATTATGCGATCCGTAATAACAACCTGGAATTAGTAAAAAAAATTGTTGCTGTTCACGAATCCGTCATCACTCAACTTGATATAAACGGGCGATCACCATTATTTGTTTCCTTCTCTTCGAGATGGTGTTCTGTTCAAATATGCGAGTTTCTATGGAATCTTGTACCGCTACAAGGAGATCTCCTATGGATTTATAAAAATGCGATAGAAACTAGTTTTGAGAAGAGTAAGTTTCTTCTTGACAACACGCCTGGTGTGTGGGATATGACTTTTGACAAGAGAGAGAACATCCTCCACAAAACCATATACGTCCGGTCCATACACACGAAGAGGCTCATAAAATACATCTACGAAAAGACAGGCACCGTGTTGTTTTCCGCGACAGACTCTTTGGGAATGAATGCCATGCATCACTCGTATACGGACTTGGTGAAACTGATCTACGAACTGTATCCCAATGCAGTGTATAAACAGGACATGTGGGGAAACATTCCGTTGTGCTATTCTCAGAATAACGGAGATGGCATAAACCCTGATGCGGTAGAAATCATGAGGAAACACCCAGAACTTCTCGAAATTCAAAACAACAATGGCCAGACGCCGTTCATGAAAAATAGATTGTGTCCTTCCGAGATGTTCAGGATCAACCCCAAGAGTTTCACTATAAATGACAATTACGGTAATAACGCATTGCATCACATTTGCTCTCAAAAAAACGCAGATTGGTGGAAACTTGTAGACGAAGTTTTGAAAGTGTATCCGGAACTTATATTCAAAAAAAACCGAGAGAAGAAGACCCCATTGGATATTGGAATTAGCAATTCAGGTTATTCTTCACAACAGCGATCGAAGGAGCGTTTCATTGCGGTTTGTTTGAAGTATACCGAACTCTCAGATAAATATTGGATATTCGATAAAATCAGCTTTGATTTGATTTCGTCAATGGGGTGCATCTTGGCCCGGTCGAGGAGTGAAGCGGCAAAGGCGATGAGATTTTTACCAAAAAAAGATAAAGAAATCATTCAAAATATTATCATCGGCACTAATAGCATTGAGCCAGAAATCGTATATAATATTATCACAAAAATAAATAATATTTGATTACATTAAATGCAAACAAAGTATATTGTAGCTCTGGTGACATTGGCAGTAGCCATTACCGCTGCTGTTGCATTTGTTATATATAAAAATTGGGGTGCAATTCAAGGTTTATACACAAAGAGCAAGGATGCTGTAAAGAACAAGTTTGCCAAAGTGGTAGCACGCCCGGTGAAGAAGGTCGGACCCGCCGAAATACTCGCCAAGGTCCAGGAAGATCCCGTCATGGTCCAGGACCTCGTGGAATTAAATAAATCAGATTTGGCGTCAAAACAGAATGCTGCGGGAATCGTTCAGAAAACGGAGCAAGTTGTGAAACAGGAGGCAATGATCAAAAAGTCGCAGGGAATACCGCTCGCGTTAACAATCAATTTGGCCACGAAATATCGCAAGATCGCCGATGAAAAAGCAGCGTCGGCCAAGTACAACGAACTCCTCAAGAAGATCGAAACCGAAAAGGCCAAGGGCGCGGTTCTGTTGTCGGCGGTTCGTGCGGAACAACTGAAAACCGACAAACTCAAAATCATGGACTCACTTGACATGGAACTGGATTATACTAACCTGAAAATAGACTCTCCGACTCGCGTGATAACCAAAAAGGATGCAGAAATGTTCCTTAAAACTCACATGGAAAGCGTTTGATTATTTAGAAATTTATATTGCATTAATAGTATAGCGCAATGAGCATTATTGAGCAAGCGACGAGCTTCGTCATGAAACACAAAATGCCTATCGCGATCGCCATCGCTGTCATAGCCGCCATTGTATTATCGTTTGCTTTGAAAAAGAAAGAGAAATACTACGATTATGAGTCAACTCCCATAAGAATTCCAACTCCGCCGATTTGGGTCAAGGAAGCGGGAGACCCTGAGAAATCCCCTGTATTAGCCCGTCGCACAGCTGGTACGAGAAACGCGAATATTGTTCAGACTGCGAATAAGAAAAAACAAAAGTTTGATTTTGTTTTGTACGGAGACAGCATCACCATGATTGCCGCGGATAAACACATGGATGTCTGGAACAAGTACTTCGGGCAAAATGGTATGAAATCCGCCCCTCTTGGAATCGGCGGTGATACAGTTCAAAAGCTATCGTGGAGGATAGCCCTTGGAAAGGAAAGGTTTGTCATACCTCCCAAGGTTGTTGGTCTGCTCATCGGAATTAACAACCAAGGGGTGGACAATACCAACCCAGCCGCAAAGCTGTATCAATTTTTGCTCCCATACCTAAAAGCGGTGTATCCGACGACTAAGTTCATCCTGATAGGTTTGTTGCCAAACAATCTAGGTGCAGCCAGAAACGCAAATCGCGTTAAAGCAAACGCAAACTACAGATTGTTGGCTAAGAAATTTGGCATGCAGTATGTAGACATTTCCAAGGATCTGGTTCCGGCTGATAAAACCCAGTTCTTTGACGGGACTCACCCGACTGGAGCAGGATACGAAATTTTATACAGAAACCTCCAGCCTTATGTGATGGCTGCTCTGAAAGGACAAATGTCATCTTCTCCAAAAAATAAGGATTTCGAGACATCTTCTCCGACAATTCCAACCCCCCCGGCTTGGGTTCAGGGGGACCCCGAGCAATCCCCGATGGGTGTTCGTCGCAGAGCCGGAACGAGGAACGCGGGAATTGTTCAGACTGCAAATGCGAATAACACCAGGTATGATTTTGCCCTGTACGGAGACAGCATCACCATGATTGCTGCGGATAGTCACATGGATGTCTGGAACAAGTACTTCGGGCAAAACGGTATGAAATCTGCCCCTCTTGGCGTAGGAGGCGACACCATTCAAAAGTTATCGTGGAGAGTATCCCTCGGAAAAGAAAGGTTCGCCATACCTCCCAAGGTTGTCGGCCTGCTCATCGGAATTAACAACATAGGGCTAGAAAGTTCGGATCCAGTGATATATCTTGACACTTTCTTACTCCCGTACCTCAAAGCAGTGTATCCGACGAGCCAAATTCTCCTGATAGGTCTGCTTCCTCAAGTTTATTGGGCGAGTAAAGAAAATATGAGAATCGCCGCGAACAATAATTACATGATGTTGGCAAAGAAATATCGCACATTATCTGCGTTAACTAAGAAATATGATATGCATTATATTGACATTTCCAAGGGTCTGGTCCCCGCTGATACGAAACAATTGTACGACGGTCTCCACCCGACCGCAGCGGGCTACGAAATCATATACAGAAATCTCAGACCTTACGTGTTGAACGCGATGAAGAATGCAAAGTAAATCATGAGGAATAGTATATTTTGTCAGGATGTATACCATTGTGACAAAATAACTTAATAATAATATGTATAATATTTATAATGGGTGGTCTTATTCAATTAATAGCCATTGGCGCACAGGACGTATTTCTCACCGGAGAACCGCAAAGGTCCCTTTGGAAACGAAATGCCGTGCGCAGAACAAACTTTGCAATAGAGTCCATAGAAACCACATTTGATCTTCGTTTTGGCGCCCCGTCGTTTGTAACGATAAAGAGGGCTGGAGATCTCGTGAAGAATTGTGTGCTAGAAATTGCGATGAAACGTTCTTCAACGGAATCTTTCTATCCAGCGGAACAATTCATAAAGAGCGTAACGGTCATGATCGGAGGTCAGGAGATAGAACACATCCCGGATTTCCCCAATTGGTCGCGCGTGCATGACGAGCTTTTCAATACCACGGAAATCAGGGCGGCGAACTACAGGATGCAGAATTTCAGAGACGATGACCCCCCTGGTGCAATTCGTACGTTTTATGTAGATCTCCCATTGTTCTTCTCAAAGAACCTGTCGTCCGCAATTCCGATGATAGCGCTGCAGTATCACGAAATTCAACTAAAATTCGTTTTCAACGAACCTTACAACATCCCGGGTATTGATTCGGTGTATGTACCACAGGTCAGATTCTACACAGATTATGTTTACCTAGACAAAATAGAACGCGAGTATTTCGTATCCAACCCTCACGAGTATATCATAGAACAACTCCAAACATTCACTGTCCCGTCTAAAATCTCAGATTCCATAGCGACCGGAATATACGATCTTCCTTTTAATATGCCAACGAGGTATATTATATGGTTCTACAAATCAAATTTACACGGCCAATATACGACTAGTAACTTCCAATTCGAAACAAATGAGGCATTTGCACCGATGTACAGCGCGATCCTGAAATGTAACGGCGTCGACCGTTTCTCGGAGCGCCCAGGTGGATATTTCAATCTTGTACAACCCACCCAGGCAGTAGGGCAAGCCCCCTCGGCGGGAATCTACATGTATTCTTTCGGAGTTAAGGCCAACGAACAGGACTCTGCAGGAACGCTGAACTTCAGTCGTCTGGATGTTGTGACTCTGAGCATTACGAGCAAGGCGGCAACTGCGGCAAGTATAACAGATATATTAGATACGTCTACAACTCTCGAGTCTGGGATGACCAAGTTTAATGATATTACAGTGTTTGCCCGCAACTTTAATGTTCTTCGCGTCATGGAAGGGATGGGCGGGCTCGTATTTTCTAACTAATTCGCTTGAATGCACAACTTATATGAGGTTGTTAAGTATCCGTGAGAAATATCAAAATCCTTCTTTACCGTGGTTTTCCTCAGAGCAGACAAAGTCCCAAGGTGCGAGATATCGCTCAGCAAATTCACGACCACGTCAAACATTTTAGATATGTAAGTCGTATCTCTTGAACCAAAAATAACAATATTCCCAGTCCCGAATATGAATGCGGTGGTTACTTTCTTAGAACCTTCGAACAGCAGCAATTTGACGGCGGGGTGGCGTTCGGGGTCAAAGAATGCCTCGAGACCGGCTCGCTGAGCGTGCATGTAAACAGCTTTCGGAGGGAATGATAGCGGAAAATTATTGTTCTGCACGACGGTTCCAGAGTTTATCATGTTGATGTTGAAATCGTCGAAATTCATTTGGATGTCAACCATTTCTTCTACGAACTGTGCTATCAAAATTATCATGTGTAGGAAATCAACGAGTGACGAAAATCCAGTGGCGTGGACTGTCCCGTTGTAAAACAACTTGGCGGATTTTTTTTCGAACATGAAAGAAATCTGATGCTTAAACTTCCGGACATCCGGCGGATCTCTGACCGTGGTTGAGCGACGCTTTGGCGGAGGTTTCACGCCCCCGAGGTACAATCCTTCCCCGGGAGGACAAGCAGATAGCGCATCTCTGATCCGAGCAATGGGTAACTCGGCATCAGAAGCGTGTTTGAATTTTCCAGTAATTGTCATCGTGCTCACGGTTAACGGAGAAAATTGCACGTTTCTTCCGACAGATGTCTTGGCCGTATGAGATAGACACTCGAGAAATTTATTATTTATGTCAAATACCTTGTCAATCACCACAGGGGGTACATAACGCTCGAACAAATCTGGATCAATACTACACTGTACGGCAAGAATTTCCACGCGAGATGACGACATTTTAAATTTAATACAATATGATAAAGGACAGTATATATGTACAACGGTGTGTCGATACGCAGGTATTCACCCATATCGACACTCCAAATCATTTAAACACTCCTCGGTAGAGTAACCCACTCACTTATAACAATGGCCGCACTACTTATCAAAAAGCTCGTTGCCCACGCAGTCGCCCCTATGCGCGCAACAAGCGGGTCGGCTGGTTATGATATCAGCTCCGCCGTTGACGCCGTAATCCCGCCTAATGGACGCCTCGCGGTATCAACCGGCATCGCTATCGAACTTCCAGAGGGTACTTACGGCCGTATCGCTCCCAGGAGTGGTCTGGCATACAAGTTCGGTATTGATGTATTCGCCGGGGTGATAGATCAAGATTACACTGGAGAGGTGAAGGCCATTCTGCATAACTCTGGAGATCAACCGTTTGTCATCAAGACCGGTGACCGCATCGCCCAACTGGTTCTGGAAGTTATCAAGACTCCCGATGTAGCTATCGTCCTGGACATTAACGACACCCGGCGTGGTGCTGGGGGATTTGGAAGCACTGGTGTGTGATATGTAAAATATACACTCAAAAAATGTAAGAAATAAATATGCTGTCTAGAATCAAATTTCCAAGTATACACACATGCCATAAAAGAGATGTAAAAGCAGTCAAACATTCCATCAAACACCCAGTCGTCATTCCACAGCCGCTGGAGAAAAAGGTAGTATTTGATCGCGAAATCACAGAGTTCGAGATACGAGTTGCAATGTCCACAAGCGTGCTGATTTTTTCAATGGGAATGCTTGTCACTCGCAGGGGAGACCCTGGAATGTATCTTCCGCTCATCACATCTATACTGGGGTACTGGACTCCGTCACCAACAAAAAAGAAAGAATAGATGTCATTTGACCCTGGTGTCAATTTGAACATATAATACCAAACTTTGTATTTACCATTAAAATTAAATTAAATCAAAGCTCCAAAAATGACTTCTTTCGACCTCAAGTTCACCGGTAGATTGTATGAGTACCAGAAAAAGGCGCTATTGTGGATGCTCAAGAGGGAATCCTCCGCAGATGCTCCCGGCGGCTTCCTGTGCCTGGATATGGGTCTCGGAAAGACTATCCTGACAATTGCAACAATTTGTCTGCATGACATGAAGCACACACTGGTGGTGGTTCCCAAAAATATCCTCCCCCAGTGGGTTGCGGAATTTGAGAAGTTCTCGAATATTACGCCATTTGTGTTCTCTGCAAATGATTCAAACACTGGCAAGATTACCCGCGAGATCCTTTCCCAGCACCGCGTCGTGATCACACCCATTTCCACATTTGGCAGCATGAAGAAAGATGATGAGTCAGAGCTGTTGGGCTTTGAGTTTGACCGCATCGTTGTAGATGAGGCGCACCTGATCAGAAACAACAAGACAAAGAGTTACAAGCTCGTCAGCAAAATCCATAGCAATACCAAGTGGTGCCTGTCCGGAACGCCCATTAACAGGAGCCAGAACGATTTCAAAACCCTGCTGGAATTCATGTCCATTTTCAATGTGACCCTATCGCATGCGGCAAGGACGTATCTGTACCGTATTGTGAAGGAAGATGTGGACAGCGTCAAGATCCCGGAGCTGACGATCGAGGATCTCCGTTCAGATTTCGAGTTGGAGGACGAGAAGGAGATTTACAATGAACTTGTGGAAAATGGTAAGCTTTTGCTCAAAGCATACACGGCATATGGCGGTGGCGAGGGTCGCATGAGGATCTTGGAGCAGCTTCTCAGACTTCGGCAGGCGGTGACAAATGCGGCGATGCTGCCAGCGGGAGTTGTCGATACGACATTCGACGGACAGTCTACTAAGCTTAGTATGCTCCGCAGAGACATCATGTCTGTTCCAGTGGAAAAGACAATCATATTTGTCCACTGGATCAAGGAAATCGAATCGGTTCGCGCGATGCTTAAGGAGATCGGCCACGATTCGGTGGTCATATCCGGAAAGGTAAAGATGGAGGACAGGGCAGAGGCGATTGAGAGATTCTCAAATGATGCCGGCGTGAATTTCTTCATCATCCAAATCGAGGCTGGTGGAGTTGGGCTGAATCTGCAGGCGGCGAGCAGGGTGTACATCAATTCGCTGGCGTGGAATGCAACCAGCGAACTGCAGGCGATTGCAAGGTCACACCGTATTGGACAAAAGAAGGCAGTGACTGTCAAGAGAATCATTATCAACAATACGATTGATGACCACATCATCGCAACGCAGCAAAAGAAGCTGTCTACTGCAGCAGAAATCCTCGGGGACGCAAGAATCGAGAAGTCTCTTACGTCATCCAAGTCAGTATTTAATTCGTTGTTGTCTGTTTTCAAGTAATTATGTAATCACAACAACATATCACCCTCGTCAGAGATTATCCCAGTCACACCATAGTCAATCAGCTTGCGAGCTTCGTCAACAGAATTCACAGTATATGCGTACACTTCTATGCCGTTCTTTTCTGCATAATTCACAACGTCGCGCGTAATAATAAGATGATTCAGCACAGCCACCTCGCAGCCAATTCTGACGCATTCCCGTATCGCCCGTTCTGGCCTAACAATTGATATCAGACCGATGTTTATGCGGTCGTCAAGCTTGCGAACAGCCTTGATTTCATCCCACTTGAACGATGTCACAAGGGTATTTCCGTACGGAAGAGCGGACTTTTTGATAGAATCTACGACGACATCCGCAGTATCCGAAGATTTAATCTCTATATTGTACGAATACTCGTCGCCAAAAGTCTGTAATACCTGGTCGAGAGACGGTACTCGTTCGTCACAGTCCTTGATATGAAGGTCCTTGATGTATTCCCAAGTATGTTTCTTTACGTCTCCGGTTCCAGTCGTTGTTCTGTCCAACGTGCGGTCGTGAATAACCACGGGGACATTATCTAACGTCTTCCGAACATCAAACTCTACCACCTTGCTGCGTGCTTTCCTAAACGCGGTAATTGTATTTTCCGGATACATTGCAGAATATCCGCGGTGAGCTATCAGCATGTCTTACCTTACCTATCGAATATATAATAAATGCCAGACGAAAGGTTTAGAAAAAAAGAATAAAAAAAATAAGCGACACTGTCGTTAATAACACTGTCGTTATAAAACGTTTATAATACATAAAAGTTTTCAGAGAAATGTATTTAGAAAAAAAGAATAAAAAAAATAAACGACTTGTCGTAAAACGACTTGTCGGTTCAAAATAACTTAATATTTATTTTATTATTTATGTAAAGATGGATATATACAAGTTAACGGTTCATCAATGTGGCTGTGGTTATAGAACAGGAGACTATGGCAATGCTAATAGGCATAAGAAAGGCGCATGTGGACATGAGATGATTAAGAAAGAGATGCGATTCGTAAGCGAAGAAGACCACTTGGCAGCACTTGGTAGCACCCCCCAAGTGGGGAACGTGTCTACGTATATCGCAAATAATACAGATAACAGCACCAACAATACGCATATCGGGGATGTTAATAACAATATCACAAACAACATAACATTGATGCTTCCAGAGAGGACGACCAAGGAAGACTTCATTGAATATCTCGAAACATTGGGTCGTCTGGGGTTTCGAACTCCCGAACAGATAGCGACGATGCCGGGGAAAATGCTGATGTTCACACGAGACGCTAAGAAACTCCCCGGTGCTCTGGTCGAAAGAGACAAGAAAATCATAGAAAAGCTCCCCGATGGAACCGAACGTGTAATGGGAAAGAAAAAGGCGATACAAACATACACCCACGAAGCTGTTGATGCATTGTGTTTGAGACCACCTGCTGATGGAATTATTGATTTTTTTGAGACTGAACGCGGGTTCAAACGAACGAAGATATCGTTACAGGATGCTGCTAAATTACGTGTCACGAATCCTCGTGGTTATCACCAAGGAGTGCCTGACGATGTAAAATTTCGCCATCAAAAAATAGAATCGCATACTGAAAAGTATCTTGACAAGATTACAAGTGAAAACAAAACAAATGGATTTCTGTGAGTAAAAAATTGTATTCTTATGTTAATACAATGTCTTCAGTACCTCCTCAGAGACCAAATGTGAATGACAAGTGGTGCGAAGTTTCCACCGAATTCTTGAGACGCTGTATGCACGGAGAAGACCCGGATGCTGTGATAAAAGACCTCCAAACAAGGTATTCTGGTCTAGGCCCTGTGAACCAGGCGTCCCTCAAGAAGTTACTTGTTCCCGTGAACCCTCCCACTCCTCCCGCAAATAAGTATTTCGCACCATATGCCGAATGCTGGAATTATTGGGGAGGGTGGAATGGTGCCAAAACACTCGATAAAATCCCCACTAAGAATGTGACTATCGCTTTTGTGCTGTCTTCGAACGGAACTCCCAAGTTCGACGGTACAATGGATGTCAACACTTTCGTGAGCCAGGCGAAAGCAGTTCAGGCCAAGGGAGGTATCATCCGAATCTCATTTGGTGGTGCTACGGGAACCGAATTGGCTCTTGCTATCAAGGACGTCAATCAACTCGTAGAGGCATACGACAGCGTTATAACTATGTACAATACACGTAATATTGACATGGATATAGAAGGAGCTGCCGCGTCGGATACCACCAGCATCACCCGCAGAAATAAGGCTCTGGCGATTTTACAAACAAAGTATCCAGACCTAAAGATTGATTACACTCTGTCATGCATGCAACGTGGCCTCGAATCACAGGGAATAAATATTCTCAAGGATGCCAAAGCTCAAGGAGTCAAGGTGAATGCCGTAAATATCATGGCAATGTGCTATGGAAATAACGAGAAGCAGATGGGTCAGGCCGCGATTTCTGCTGCGAATGCAACAAAGAAACAGTGTGATGATATGGGACTCATTTACAATGGGGTTGGAATCACACCTCAAATAGGAAAGAATGATACACCTAACGAAACATTCACCATTGATAACGCAAAGGAAGTTATGGCATTCGTGCAAAAAACTCCATGGGTAAATTTCATGTCATTCTGGTCAGTAGGCGCGGACAATGCGCAGAAATCGAAAACCCCTCAAGAACAATGGGAATTCACGAATATTTTTAACAGTACAAACGCTTAATTATACAAGTTCGACCTTTTTCTTGATATCTTTGGCCAGAACAATAGCCTTTTCAGCACACTCTGCAAAGGCCTTTGTCCCCACAGACTTTAGAACTGCCTCGCGATACAGTACAACATTCTTCCGCATCTGCGCCAGTTGCTCATCGCTGATGGAGTCAATCAGTTTCTGGAGCTGCTCACCGGTCTCGATTCCACGCTTCTTGAGGTCGAAATATGCGCCATCGTGACCCTCTGGGATGAGCTCCTTCATCTTATCATATACGTTTCCGTAGTACAGAGGAATGCAACCGGCACTCAAAGAATCATAAAACTTTTCAGATACATACCACGCCGCGTCGCAGTTCTCCACCACCAGATCGAATACGAAGTTCATCTTGTGTTCGACAGCCGACTTAGGGTCCTTTGACCGATGCACGTTTTGGAACGTCTTGATGTGCTTTCCATCCGCGATCTCGGCCCAGTTGATTCCAAAGGCTGTAATGTCATTCAGACCCTTGACGAGGTCCTCACGTAGATAGTCCAGGCACTTCAAGTGCACACCATTTATCGCATACTCTTGTTTTCCCATGAGCTCCGGGCGGCGTTCAAGCACGATGCATGCCGACCTGTCAGTTCCGGCATTGTCACGAAGAAGCACCGCGCGGTCCATGGGGTTGTCCAGGTCTCCGTGGTGACAGTTGTGGGCAGTAAACACAACGTCCTTGCGAGTATCAAGGAGTGGCTTGAAGTAGGTCATCAGGACGTCGAAGTGCTGCGAGAGCCATTGTCCGTTCCACTGGCCGCTGTGCCTGATATTCGGAGATTCCAGAGTGTACACGATCCGGTGAAGGTCGAGGCGTTGTGCAAGGAAGTCCAGAGGGATCTCTCCGGGATTGCACAAGCTCACGAGCACGGTGGCTCCGTGGGGAATGTTCGGGAAGTTGGTGAACCCGTTGATAAGATTGAATTTACCCCCATTCAGCCCATCCAGCCCCCGGAGAAGCGTCATCTGCCACTCGTCGAGCGCATAGCTCCTTTCGTTGTACTTGTGGCGCGCGACCAGGAAGTCTTCGGTGGCTTTCTGCGAGAAGTGGAAAATGTAAATGTCCTCAAACTTACTGAAGTCGTAACCGAACACCTGGTTTCCGCGCTCGAAGAAATTCCCCGATACGGACAAGCCAGTTGAACCGATGCGATAACCAAGAGAGTGCTTGCGAATGACAGCATGAGGCGCGGACATCAGCAGGTTCTTTGCAAGTTCGCGATCAGGTTCTGGACGACCCCGATCGTCCCTGAATTTAGCATTCCATGTGGGTGCGAGGGTAATCGCGAGATCCCGCTCGATGAGATAACACGACGTATCAATCAGGTAATCCCCCCGGCCTGCAACGGTGTGGGAAATTCCACCGAGAGATTCGCAGTTGTCTTTCCCGATGGTGTTGCCGTCTTTGTCGATCAGGTACCGGAGGCAATACGACCACTTATTCTCGGGGTTCTTGACAATGCCCCGCAGGAGGTCGCTGTAATGACTCGGGGTCACGATGTTATCATCATCCAGATACGCGATGTAATCAGATTCTACCAGCCAGGGGACACTGCCAAAAACGCGATGTCCATTCCAGCCACCAGCCCCGACGTTTTTGGGCAGGGTGAATTTCACGATAGGATGGCGGTTTTCA